ACTCAGCCAATGCTGAACTGAAAGCTGGAGCCATTGCCAAACCGGTGACTGCTCCATCTGAAGCCTGTACCAGCTTAACTGCACTTTCCATATTTGTATCTGGGTCACTTGAAGTGTAGGTAACCAGATTCTTAACTTTATCTTTAAAGTTGTTTTCACCGATTACAGTTGAAGCTGTCATTGTTCTTGGATTCACACCGTGGAAGGCCATCAGGTCTAACCCACGTGCTGCTTTTCTTGCGAAACCATCATTGAATGCCTTCAGAATGTCGATTTTCTTTTCATCAGCGGCATATAAAAACTCATCAGATACTCTTGCGCCATATTCAATTTTTAATGGAAGAGTAGTAACTGGTTCAATACTTACACCACCGTGTGTTTTTTGTCCACCCTCTGCGACAATAGCAACTTCTGAATCCATTGTAAACGTGAATTCTTTCTGTCCGCTGAATAAAATTGGCTCACTTGCTGCTAATTTAGCTAATGAGCTCTTTCCTCTGACTTTGTTTACTAAATCAGTAACTAATACTGGATCAAACAAAGTTCCTTTTTCTAATACTGCCATATTTTAAATACTCCTTTACTTTTTTAATTTCGCAAGCATATTCTGGTATGCTTGATTTTCCCCATCAGTTGGCACTTCTGGGTTTGCTAAAGGTGCTACCGGTTTACTTACTCCAATTGCCTTGAAAAGCAATTCAGCATCTTTTCTGATTTCTTCTTCCGTTTCACCTTTTAATCTGGATGCCATTTCAAATGGCAATCCAACTTCAAGAGCAATCCTATTTTTTACCGAGTTGGCCTCGTAGCCCTTGATTTTCAAATCCTTTTCGGCAATCTGCTTTTCATATTCGGTTAACTTGCTTGCACTTTCTGTTGCAGACTGGCCTAATTTCTGGTTTGCACTTTCAAGATCGCCTACTTTTTTCTTCAGCTGTTCATAATCGGCGAAATTCTTTTCAATGCTTTCCTTCTGGCGAGCTAAACGCTCCTTAAGGATAGCGTCTAACTGCTCCTGTGTTTCAATAGCTTTAAATTCTTCTGACATTTCTAATGTCTCCTTTCCCTATTTTCAATCCGCATAGTTGCGTAATATAAAACAGGTTAGTAACTTATAACCTGCTTTCTTCTTTCTTTTGTTTTTTCGGCGCTCCAATAGGCAAAAATAGCACTTTCCATCAGCGCTATTTCTATGTTGCTGTTAAGTGATTTATAGCCGAATCCACCACTTGAGCCAATGGCTCGCTTGTCACAGTTGCTGACTGCCTGAGTCAGCGATGGCTGTCCGTTATGCCTCAATTTATCAGTATCAATGCCGTTTGTGAATGTGGCATTGGCCGCTATGACTTCCTTTACTGTTGGAAATACCGGCTTTCTTAATCCGGCATCTTCCATTGCTTCAGCCAACAGATCCTGACCATTAGCACCATCAACAACTACATTCTGCCAGTCGGCACTTTGCAGAAACCTTATAATCCAGCCGGTGCCATTTCTGACTGACTGACAGTCAATGCTTTCAACAAATATCTTGTCATTGGTTGTCTTAACCGCAATACTCATAGCTACATTGGTATTGTCAGCACCATACTTGATGCCTACATAAAGCTTACCTTTAAACGTAGGAAGTTCGGTAATTTTAAGACTGTTCCAAGTTGCCTCACTGATTGCTGATTTAAGTGAGTAGCTGATCCAGTAACCTAACCTCTGAATGTTAAAATCAACATCATCGTTGCCTATTTCATCAAGTATTTTTCTTTCCGACAGGATAATTCCCAAACTTGGATTTGTTTCATACCACCAGTTTTTATCTCTTGGTGATTTCTGTTCTTCAACCGACCACTCAGCCCATCCAGTATTGATAGATTCGCCGCTTAGAGCTGCTTCTCTTAATTTGGTAAATACTGTTCCAGAACTGTCCGGTGTTGGTGGAGTTCCACAGAATATTGTCTGCGGATTGGGGCTGTCAGATACAACATATTTCAAAGCGCTTTCCTGATCATCCTGATACTCCTGAGCTTCATCTATTACCAGCAAGTCAAAGCCTTCACCAAGTCCGCTTTTACTTGTACGAGTCCTGAATTCTATCTTGCCACCATTTTCAATCTGAATATGCTCTTTTCCATAGGCACGATATGATGACACTATTTTAATATCAGCCAGTTCAAGCAAGTCATAAAGCCTTTCCCAGGCCATATGAGAGGTGGTTGTTCGGTGAGCTGTATGAAGTATGTTCTCACCATTGACAAGTCCGTACATTTCTCTAATTGCTACTATTTCATTTTTCCCGTTTCTACGTGGTACTGAATAGCCGAACTTGGTATGAACAAACAGACCATCATCATTAAGTGCCAGCAAATCGTATAAAATTAAAGACTGCCACTCCTGAGCAGTCTTGTTTGTCTTGTGGTATAAATCTATAGCAACCTGGCCATCAGTTCTATCGTAGGGAAGTATCAGACTCCTGGTGGGTGTTTGTCTTCCTTTTTTAGACATAATGCACCACCTTTATATAAATGGGGCAATGTCTTTTACACTCTTTAAAAACTCTTTTGCTTTACTCATGAACGAGTTGTCACACAGGTAGTCAATTCCTCTTGGAGTTATTCTGCAATAAGGCAACTGATCATTTAAATAGTATCCATTACCAACTCTTATATTGCTTAAACCTTCGATATAACCCTCGTTAGCCAAGTTTTCAATGATATACAACCAATATGTGTGATTTATGTTAAACAAGGCCCCATCACACAGCAGATACTCTTTTTCCGGGTTTTCACCTTTTTTAAGGCAGCTGTACAGATATGCCAGTATCTTATATACGATTACATGATAATCATCTTTTGCCGTAATATCATCCTTTCCAAATAAAAACCGCTTTATTCAGCGGTATTTTTTATTGTATTTGCGATGCAATTTTATTTGCAATCTTCGAATATTTAATACTTAAACTAGATTCTATGCTGTCGTATTTTGAATCCGACAAAAAAGCTTCTTCTTGATATACC